GCAGCAGGGACATTAAACTGACCAGCTACTCCTGTGTCCGTGAGACGAGTGACTCAGCGCCCTTCAACCTCGTGTTGAGGGAGGGCGCTACGATGTCGTCCCACAAGATGGACACAGCAATGCCCAAGCTCGTGTTCCACGGGCCCAGTTTTGTGCACACAGGTGTGCGGTACATGACTGGGAACGCGGTAAACGAGCGAAGGGGAGTGGCTACGAGGATATTGATGGTCGTGCCTGAGCCGGTTCCGGGAGCATTTGTTCCCGTGATGCGGTTCATGCGCGCCCTGGGTAGGCAGGTGCGAGCTACAGGCTTGTACACTGCGGCGCGTGTGGGCTCATACTCTGAGTCACACAGTGGAGCTAAGCGTGCGCTTTACGCCGAGGCGGAGGTCGATTATCTTGAGCATGGATATCGTGGACCGACCGAGCTCGGCGTTAAGGCGTTCGTGAAGTTTGAACCCTCTAGAACAGAGGGGGATGGTGGTAAAAGCCCGGATCTTGTGGATCCCCGCATGATACAATTCACCAAACCAAAGGCAACTATTATAGAGGCGACCGTCCTCCGACCCTTCGAACACATTATATACACGTGGAAGGGCGACGGCCGTTTGTTGCCATTGGGCCTTGTTATAGGCAAGTCTTTAAACTCATGGGGCCGTGCAGCGCATTTGCACGGCCACTGGGGGTGCTTTTCCAAGCCCATCGCGGTCACTTTTGACTGCTGGCGCTGGGACGGCACTGTTACCCGCGAGCTGAAGCGGTGTAAGACTGAACTCTATAAGTTCGCGACAACCGGCCTGCAGGGCCGAATTCGCCGCGATTTCCTTCGGGTCCTCAAGGACCTGGAGGACTGTGCCGGCACCACCACCCAGGGTATTGAATATCAGGGTGTTGGCGGTGTCGGGTCCGGACAGTTCGACACTGGCCTTGGCAACAGCGTGATGATGCTCGCTTTGATTGTCTGTGCAGTGAAGAGCTCCGGGCTAAAGTGCAAGGACTTTCGAGTCCTTGTCGACGGCGACGATAACGTGGTCTTTATGGAGGCGGTGAACTTCACAGGTGCAAGGCGCGCCGCGATCATCGAATTTTTTCTAAACTGTGGGATGCGTCTCAAAGTGGAGAATGAGGCAAAAGAATTCGAAAAGATTGAGTGGTGCCAGTGTCATCCAGTGTGGTTTCCCGCGGGGTATCGTATGATACGGAACCCTGCACGTCTGCTAGATTCCGCGCTCGTCAATCCACACTGGGTGAAATGCCCTACAAGGATGCCTGGTGATGTGGGCATGCGTGGACAAGCTGAGATCGCGCTTAACACAGGAGCGCCGATCTGCCAGCAATTCGGTATAAAATTGCTGGCGGTGGCGCGTGCGAGCGCGCCACACAAGCTCAAAATACGGGCACCAAACCGCTCGGACCCGATATGGTGGCGCATGCGGGAGGAGGGTTATCGTACCCCCCCCCTGCCTGTCCACCCGGCGACCCGGGCCTCATTCGCTATGGCTTTTGGCGTGACAAGCGCCCAGCAGGTGGCGTATGAGGTCTGGATTCGAGACACGCCTGTGAGTTTGGTTGCGAAGCACTACCTCGGCCAACAGCCGATGGTGGGCTCCACGCGGCCCCCGCCTGAGCTTGTCCCCGGGGCACCGAGTGTGCTACGGGATGATTG